AAAACTGGCGAAAGACCGACCACGCTACGGGATGCAAGAAAACTTGGACTTCTGCCAAGCGTTACAACAATCAATGGAATGTTATCAAAAGCAGGGCTTGACACATGGAAACAGCAACAAGTCCTCTTAGCAGCCTTGACTTTGCCTAGATTAGATGGTGAGGGTGAACAAGAGTGGTTGGCCCGTGTGATGCAAGATTCTAAGGCTACTGGTCGGGAAGCGGCAGAACGAGGAACTGCGATTCATGCAGTTATTGAAAGCTACTTTGAACAGGTGTATATGCCTGAAAAGCCACCGTACCTAGATGCTATTGATAAAGCATTAAAAGATGCGTTTGGAGAGCAATTATGGCTTGCAGAAAAGTCTTTTGGTCATGCCTTAGGTTTTGGTGGTAAATGCGATTTAATGTCAAAGTCGGGCTTTATAGTTGATTTCAAGACCAAAGACACTAACTTGGATAAGGTAGATGTTTACTTTGAACATGAAATGCAACTGGCAGCCTACCGTGAGGGCCTTGGAGTTCCTACAGCTAGATGTGCCATCGTGTTTGTCAACGGTACAACCAATCAAGTCAAACTGATTGAAATTGATCAAGAAAAACTACGCAATAGCTGGGAATGTTTCCAACACCTATTACGGGTTTACCAAATTAAAAACGGAATATAATGGGGCATGGGTGGCAGGTAAACAAAATTTACACTCCTTCACGGGACTGTCACCCACCCTATATGGGCGTTAAGCCACCAAAGTAGGATGCAGTAAGTTAGGGTTTTTGTGGCTTTCCACCTAACAGCTAGTAACTGCCAAATACTGCCCTGTTGTTTTTACGCAACTCATTAGGGTATGTCCCTATAAAAATACCTTGCATTGTTAAGCTAACTTAAGTAATCTGTCATTACTCCATTGGGGAGTGAAATAGAAAAGGATAGCAAAATGAAAACATTTAAGTGGATTGTAGAATTTGAAGTAACAGAAACTTGGGTAGAAGATGGTTTTAATATTACCCAAGGCAAAGCAATTGACATGATTGCCAACGCATTGCCATACGCTAGTGGTGCAGAATTTAAAGCTACAGTAATTAAAGCACCTGACCCTAAATTAATTCGCAGAACTCAAGGCTACACAAACTAAACCCAACCCCTACGGGGGTTACTTTAATAAAAGTGAGATAGAAAATGGAAATTTACGAATACGATTACGATGGCATTAAATTAGACATTCACTACCATACAGAAGATGGTGATGAAAGCGTGGGTATGTTTGGTATGCAGGTTTATGTAGAAGGCATATATCACAAAGGTGAGGACATTACCGACCTAATTGGCAAGTCTACTTATGAGTTTCTTGAATCAGAATTATATGAGGCCCTAAATGGTTGATATTTTAAAAGGCGTATTTTTAGGCATTTGTTTCTTTGTCATCCCATTAACTGTGTGGGTTATTCGTACAGGTGGCCTATGAGAGAGATTATTCAAGGACTGCTTGTAGCGATAGGCATATACATCTTGTTCTTTGGTGCTATTTACTTGACTGAGGCATTATGAATAAAGAAATATTTACTCACTATTGTGATGAAAAAATTAGGACTAAACTAAATCCATTAAGTGATGAGGAAATATTAAATTCTTGGGTTGGAATAGATTTACCTGAGGAATGTTGGATTACTGATAAACACCTAATAAAATTTGCTAAAGCAATTGAAAAAAAGCATGGGATTAAATGAAATACAAAGTCTTTGACCAAGCATTACATGACCAATGTGATCCACCAGCTAGGGAAGCAGTAGCCACATGGCTAGAAAATCTTTGGTATGTGGATGCCCAACCTAATCCTGATAAGTACGCTGTTGACCTTGTATTAAGCAAAGATGGCGAGCAGATTGGGTTTGCTGAAGTAGAAGTGCGTGATTGGGGTATGAACTTCTGCCCATACAACACGATTCACATAGCTCAACGCAAAGAAAAACTATTTAATCATCCTAGAACCACGATGTATGTAGTAACTAAAGACTATACCCATGCGTACTGGATTAGGGCCAACAAGATTAAAGAATGTCCACTAATTGAAGTACCTAACACCGCAGTATCTAGGGGTGAATATTTCTACGATGTACCTAAGAACCTGTGGAAATTTATAGATTTACGGGAAATCTTTTAAACAACCTTGGCGTATTCAGCAGCAGTCAAAACACCTGATACATACTTGTTTTGTGGCTTAAATATGGTTAGAAATTGACCACGCATTTCAGGTGCAAACGATACATGAACCCAAACTCCAAATTCATGGATAACCTGATCTACTTGAATGTCTGATTCTTTTAGTGCTTTTGCAACTTCAAAAGGCGTTCCATAACCTGAACAAGTAAAATCAATCGCCCAACCATCCATGTGACTAGAAACTTTAGAACCACCCACTGCCAAGTTAAGTTCAGGTAACCGTAACCATGAACTTACTTTTATTGGCTTATTTAACAGCTTCCTGATGGCTTCCATGCCCTCTGCTGCCTTCTTCATGTTCTCAAGTTGTTCAGGGCTTGGTTGGTTAGAAATGCCTAAACGAGTGGCAGTTTCGCTAAATGTAGCTTCTTCTAAAGTAAAGTTTTCACTTAATTGCATTTTTCTTATCCATGATTTTTTCTAGGGTTCTGCCACCAAAATACGCACTAACAATGAGCATAATCATCTGCCCTAGCAGTTCTACATACGCTTGTGTGACTTCAATGCCAAAAGCGGAAGCAGTAGCAAAGATAAAATAGGCCACCAAAAGGGCTATAAGGGTCATAGGGCGTACATTCTTAGATAGCCATGAATCACTACCTAAATCAGCTTTCCAACGCTCTGATACATTGTTTTGCTCGTTCATGTCAGCGTTAAGTTCCGCAATACGGCCTTCTTGTTGCATCTTTAGCAATTCAGATTGGGCCTTGGCTTTGGCTTCAGGATCAGGGATAAACTTATCCAATACCTTCATTCCAACATCTAATAGGGCTGCAATAGGTAACATATTATTTCCTCATTAACATTGAACTACCGATTAATAACATTGCTTCAGGGCTTTCAGGTTGTGTTTTCCATCCCACCGTAATTTGACCGATAAACTTGTTAGTATCAGGGGGTACAGATACACGGCAAGTATAGTTAATGCCCACGGATTTGTACCATAGGCCTATTTCTGACTGTGCTTTGTTGTATTCGCCACAGGGTATTTCATTAGCCATTAGCTTAATGATGTCGTTATTGTTGTTTATATTGGCAGTAAAAAGTCCTACATCGTAGCCGTCAAACTCTTTGTATCGTTTATCAGGTAGGTAGGCTCTTTCAACAATACGAGTGCCTAACAAGGGATTGACTGAAAAGATAACAACCATGTCAGCGTTTGTACCCTTAAATATGACCTTGGCAGCATCGTCATACCGAGCAGAATTCATAGAGGGAAGCTGTTTGGACTTGGTGTAAGCATCAAGCATCAAGCCTTGATTCTGCCAAACAAAGTAACCAGTAAAGGTTAGTACTGCCATAACAACAATTGCAAACAGTCTAAACGGACTGCTTACATAAGCTAATATTTGTGGCAGTAAATCTTTCAAGCTAGTTATTTTGAAGTAAAGTAATGAGCTATAAAGCCAACAACGCTAGAAAAAGCAGAAACAATCATCATTCCAGCCCAAAAACCACCCCGACCTTTATTGGCTAAAGCAAGCAGTTCTTCCATACCTATTTCAAGTTTGTCTATTTTTTTTTCCATAGCATTAACTTGTGATACAAGTTGGCCGTATTTAAAAAGGTCAATTTCGTTAGACATAACTTGCACCTTAGAAAGTACCGCAGTTTAAAGTGTATGTTCCTGTCTGCAAGTAATTGACTGAAACAGCATCACCAACAGCAACAGCATCAGCCAAATTCTCAATAGTATTATTTGTCATGTTCAAGTTGCCTGACATTGGCGTTTGACCATCAGCGGCTACAGATTGAGTTAAACCAGCAGCAATATCTGACATGGTTGTATTAGCCCAGCTAGTTGTAATAGCTGTTCCTGTAACTACTGGATTACCAGCAGGTAGGGTATATGTACCCGATCCGTTGCGTGACATTATTTACTCTCCTTGTCCATTCTAAGCATTTTTATAAGTTGTTCATTAACGGGCTTTGGTTCTGCTTGCCATTCAGGATTTACTCTGCCACGCATTAAATTCGCTAACTGTTCTACTTGTTTTTTTCTCATTTGAGTTGCACCAACTCTTGCACCAATTGCAACTCCTGTTGTAGCAAGACCAAGAGGTGCACTAGCTCCTGTTAATAGCAAAGGAAAAATACTGCTTACCGTGCTTGTTGGGGCAAATTTACCAATAATTCTTAAAGCATTTTGAGCAGTTGTTCCTTGTGCCGCTTCTTTAATAGCTTTTTGCTCTGCTTGTGTAAACAAACGCAATTTTTTAGGATTTGTTGCTAAATTCTTTAATTCTGTAAATAAAGCATTTTCAAGTCCTGATTGAGAGAATTTACCTTTAGTGATTTCAGCTTTTTCAAGCATATCTTCAAATACTTCAGCCTTACTCATACGGCTGTAAATATCCCTAGCTTCTTTCCATGCTTTAAGACCTTCTTTCGATCCTTGTGTAACGGCAGATTCAGGAATATTTAAAACATAATCGTCAAATTCGCCTTTAAGAATCGTAGCCAAACGCTTTTCTTCACCATCAGTGCTTTTTTGTGCACCTTGAATAATTTTGCGTAATGCTCTTAACTCTGTGTAATCTTTTGGAATGCCAGCGTTTGTTAATTCATCAATAGCAGCAGTTATCTTAGGATAAGCTGTTGGCGTATAACCTTCTTGGCGTAATTCTTTACCAAGATTGGCCATGCTTTCTGTAAATTCTTTAGTGTCAATAAGAATATTTGCATCTTTGGCTTGCTTAAATAGCTTGTTTGATGCAGATTCTAATTGTTCAGCAGTAGCAAAACTAGGTTTTGGCTCTGTTTTTGGTGCATTAAATGCCTCTTTGTATCTTTGTGCAACACCTTCCATAACAGAAGGTTCTGCTTGGCGTAAACCTTGTGCAATCACAGATGGAGATGGCTTAGGTGTTGTAGCTTGGTCAAAAGAAGGTAAATTACCTCTAACCAATGGTGCTGTAGTTCTGCCAGCTTGTTGTGTAGCTCTTGCTGTAGTACCCAATACTGGAATAAAAGGTGGTATTTTTGCATCAGTTAATGCTTCACCAACAGTTTCCAATACATCTTGGCTAACTGGTGATTTTGGCATGTATTGGTATTTAGCAGCCCTTTCTTCGGCAGCTTGACGAACTTCAGGAGCAGAACCTGAAGGCACATAACCGTAAGCTAAAGCTGATGGTACTGAACTTAATGCAGCTGCTGGCACTTCATACAATGCTCTAGCGTAATCAGCCATAGTTCTTGGCTGTTCAACAGGTTGAGCATTTACAGCATTTGGGCGTGTTCCAACAACAGTAGGAACATCAGTATTAATAATGTTGCCTCTGTCAGCACCTGTTTGCCCTAAATAAGCATCAGGGTCAAACCCTTTAGCACGAGCAGATTCATCACCTTTTTCTCGTTGTGCTTTTAGATATAAATCAGGATTAAAGGCCATTATTTAATTCCTAGTTTTTGTTTGATTTCGTTGGAGCGTGGGTCATTTGGATTTGCTCTTGACCAATCAAACGCTGCTTGATCTTGTGGCTTTAAACCTTGTCTAAAAGTAACAGGGTCAAAGCGTTTCTCGCCTTTTAATAATGTTTGTTTAGTCATTACTGGGCCTGAAACATCAATGCTTTCCCAATCACCGTTTGGATAGTATTTCTTCTGCAAGTTAATCATCTGTTGAACTGCAGCTAGACGAGTTTCAATTGGAAGATTAGGATTGCCCAAATCACCAGCTTGTTTTTCATACAACTTCACATCCAAAACGCCTTGTGGGCCTTCAAATCTTGGTTGTGTCATAGTTAAAGCACCAGCAATCATATTCAATCTTTGGTCTGCTTTAGATGTTTCTCCACCTTGACCAAAGAACTGTTTGGTTGATGTAGTCATACTTTCTAACATACCAGAGCTAGGGCTTCCAGTATTTAAAATGCCTGAAGCATCTTTTAGCAAATCAAATGTATTTTTTGCATTTTTTACATTTTTACGCTGTTCTTCTGAAAACTTACCAGCCGCTTCACGATTTTGTGCTGGTGATAAATTTGGATCAGGTTCATAAACAGGTAGAATAGCTGGCATATATTTAGCATCACCTGAAACTTGCTTAACTTGTCCACCGCCTTGACCGCCACCTTGAGCACCAACCATAGGCATACCGCTAGATGGCATACCACCGCCAACATTAATACCTCTATCACGAAATTCAAGAATATCTTTTTGCGTTAATGATGGTTTAGAAACGCCAATTTCTCTAAAAGTTAGCTCAGGTTGTGGGCTATTTACATCCACCATGCCAGCAACTGTATCGCCTTTAGCGTTCAATCTTTCAACTTTTTCCCATTTAGGCTCTCTAAACTGTCTTTCTAATAATTTGCCACCAAGGTTTGTTTCCATAGCGGTTGCGTTTGGTCTTAGCAATTGAGCAATAGCAGCATTGGTATCAGGTGCAACTTGTTTAACTTCCATAGTTGGGCCTTCCATGCCAGCCCCATACACAGTTTGTTCGCCACCCCTAGACAAGCGTAAAGCATCAGCAATATTTTGTTGTGCTGTTTTTTGTTGTCTTTGTTGATACGCTGCCATGCCTTTTTCGGCTTCTTCAACGCCTGTTTTACCACCGTAAACATCAAAAGCGTTGGCTAAATATTGAGTAAAAGATGGAGCAACATAACGACCACTAACCATTTGACCTTGCGGAGTTTGCATACCACGCTGTTGCAAAGCTTGGGCTAGTTGTCTTTGGCGTTCAATACCTTGTAATTCAGGGTCTAAATAAATTGGTTGAGCCATTATGTATTCCTCAATAAATTAGCTAAATTTTTTGTTTGATCTGAAATATTTAAAGGGCTTGTTTGTTGATTATAAGCCCCTTGAATTGGCTGTTGTGCTGTGAATGTAAAAGGACTTTGGTTCATGTTGTAACCAATAGGTGCACTTTCTTGACCGCCTGACAATCCTTTTGCCAACATGTAAGCAGTATTTAAACCACCTTGTTGTTGCTGTCCACCACCTAATAAATCACCAACATTCTTGGCAGCATCACCTAAACTATCAAAAAATGGCGTAGATGTAACACCAGTAATGCCAGCAGTACCACTTGGCAATGAACTTGCACCACCCAAGTAACCTAAACCGCTAGAAGCGTTAGAGCCAACCGAACCAGCCATGCCAGCATTAGCAATTTGACTAGCAGTTAAGCCAGCAGTTCCTGCACCTAATGAACCAGCACCGCCAAGATATTCCATGCCACCCAAAACACCTGTATTTATTCCTGTTCCAGCAGTACTTGTAGATAAACCAAAACCACCTGTAGAAGCTGGGTTAAGACCAAAGCCTGAACCAGCAGCACCAGCGGTTTCTGCTCCAGCAGTTGCCGCACCAGCTTCACTTAAACCTAAGTCAGTTGGCATACCCATAGTTGCACCAGTAACAGCGGCTACTGTGTACCAACCCCCTGGAATTTCCTCGTTTACTTTGTCATCAACCCATGAGCCAGCATCTTTTACAACATCAACAGCACCACTAACAACATCGCCTACGCCACCTACAACATCACCAACGATGTCAACAGCACCGCCAACAATGTCACCAATAAAACCGCCACCGCCTTGTGGTTTGATACGCTTATCGCCACAATGCTCAAAAGCACCTAATGGCAACATTCCATAGTGAGCATCTAGTTTCATAGGTCTAGCATCCAGTTATATTCAGGGCGATCAGATTCTTGCACTTCCATACCTAAGTTTTTAAGAAGTTGCACAATTTGGTCGTTATCTGCTTTTCCGTAAACTCTTTGTGTATCAGATTGACTTACTTTTTCTAAAAACCTTAAAGCTGATTTAGCAAGAGTTAATGGCTTATCTGCTGTAAATAAATGTAATTCAGCAATACCATCACCAATTTTAGTCAAAACCAAAATGCTGTCGTTTTCACGCAACATAATGGATTGACCGCTTTCAACTTGCCCCTTTAGTTTTGTAAGAGCAAGGCTTGGGTCGTAACCAGTACGACTAGCATCAGCTTGGATGATTTCGCTAGGTGTCATTAAAATAATCCACCTAAGAAGTCACCAGCTGCACCAATACCTTTGCCAATTAACCCACCAAGACCTGATACTGCACTAGGGTTGCTTAATGCACTACCACCTAATTGAAATAAACCACCAGTTAAAGCCGCTTGTTTAGCAGCATCAGCGTTTTGTTGAGCAATACGAGCCGCTTCACTAGATGTGTAAGCACCTAAAATATCAGGGCCAGCAACAGCAGCTTGTGTGTATGGGTTAATGTATGTTGGTGCAGTAGCTTGTCTGTAAGCACCTAATTGACTTAAAGGTAAATTATATTGACCTAAAGCTTGATTAAATGCTTGTTGGTTAGCTTGTAAACCTGTTTGCATACCACCAACTATGGCACTTGTTAGCTGATCGTTTTGTCTTTGACCAAAATCAGTCATGGCATTTTTATAAGCCTCTGAACCTTGCATAATGCCTTGATTGGCTAATCTTGCATTTAAAGCTTCTTGTTGGCGTTGTTGTACAGGCTCAAGTCTACGCAAAATTGCATCTGAGTAAGCTTCATTAGGATTAATACCGTATGAAGGCAATTGAGGGTTAAAACCTTGACCAATATTTTGACCAATTTGATTGGATAGTTGCGACATAGTTCCAGCAACTTCAGGGCTAAATGTTTGATTAGCAGACCAAATTGGATTGCCTGTGGAGTCTGTGCCAGTTTGCGTATATTGCAAGCTACCAAAAGGAGTTTGTTGATTTACACGGTTAGCAGCGGTTGCTGTTTGAGCACCTTGGATGTTGCCCATAGTGTTAGCTTGAGCGGCTTGCACAAACGGATTGCTACCATATTGTGTTTGGAAATTAGTCGCAGCGTTCTGCAAATTTTGATTGCCATAACTAGGATTCTGAGCGTTACCACCAGTTCCTGTAGCCACCATTGTATTTAAGCCTAAACCGCCCATACTACTCTCCTTGTAATTTCCTTAATGGAGCGTTTAGATTCAACCATTTACAATCTTCACGCTTCATTGTCATAATTAATAAATCCCCATTTTCGTGAGCATCTTCAATTACGCATTTATCTTGGAAACCAAGGTGTCGGTTCAATCGGACTGCTTCTTTATTTTCAGCATCCAATGTCGCTAATATAACCTTTTTTTCCAATTTTATAAAGGGGTAATCAAAACACGCCCACAATAAATCTTTTGACATCCAATTGTCACCAACCGTACCTATGTGCATATTGCAAGCATTTGGTAAAAAACCGCAAAAAGCCACTACTGCTACCAAATTACCGTCTATTTCCTGCCCTATAAACCTAGCTTCATTACCAAACTTTTGGAATAATATGCGTTCAATCCATGCTCGCATAAACTCCTGATTTTCAGTAGTAACTCTACGCAATTACAATACGCCCCCAGCTTCCATCACATAATCGGTACTTGCCCAATGAAGTTCAATGCCACGACTTGCCACATTTAAGTTAATTGAACCTGAAAAGCCTAATCCTGTAACGCCTTGCCATATTTTAGTAGTAATTAAGCCACCAGCCCAGTTTGCTTGATCCCATTTTGATGTATCCCAAACACCGTCTGTTAGAGTACTTGGGTTAAATTGAACCGCACCTAGCTGAGATTGGGTATCAAAATCAACGCTTAAGCCACATACCACATTGGGTACACCGCCTGTAGACTGAAGTATTGGTCTTACCAAGGTAAAACGCTTTAATTGGCCAGGCCTTTCAAAATAACTGTAGGCTTGTTGTGCAGTAGCAGTAATGTTTGAGCCGTTGTCAGAATAACTACTGTAGAAAATACCTACAATTCCATCACCGCCAAAGTGCATATCAGCATCGCCTGATACTTCCCAGCAATAACCCTGAATACCTGTAAATCTACCCCATGACTTAGTAATGGTATGCATGACAAACTGTTCCATGCCCGTACTGGTAGGAATAGACAGAATCAGCATATTTTCACTAGCGTAATAGTTAATCTGCCAACCAAAAAGGTCGTAATAAAGAGTTGCTGCCTGACTTACTGCAAAATAAATCTTGTCTGTTAGGTTGACACGGGGGTCTAGTCGGCTAGATTGCAAGGCAGAAGCCAAAGGCACTAAACCGTCTTGAGTTAAGAGCAATAAATCGCCTGAGTATTTAAAAAAGCATCTACGGCTAAATGTTTGACCTAGTTGCCATACACCTTTTAACGCCCAAGTATCAATAGAATCAGGATCTGTGCCGTTATAAACCATCACTTCACCCATGCTAGTCACAAATACAGCGTAATCGTCTGCACCTTGACCAGCATCTAGTGTCCATGTACCCATTGCTTGCAAATAACCTGAATTTCGGGCAATTCCACCAAAATATAATGGTGAAGCTGGGCCACCGATAGCATCAACATCAAGATACCAACAAGCTAAAGTGTCTTTTTGGGTGAAATACAAACGATTTTTAAACAAATTGACATTAACAAATGTATTTGAATTAACCCCTGTAATGCCAATGGTTGTGTATGTTCCTACTACCGTAGCATCTGCGGTAGGGGCAGTAGCCATCGTATAGGTAAAGGTACTAGCCCCCGTTACATCAA